CGAATGTTGTTGCCATTTATTTAGGTATGTTGAGGATGTTACGGGTTTCTCTTTTCTTTGCCAGTTTTCTGACTCTTTTAAGTCTTTCTTCTTCCATTAGCTCCACAGCTTCTTGGTTAGATGTTAACTGTGCCCACGCTCTGCGACGTGCCCGTTGAAATAATCTATCTATAATTATATTATGGTAGTAATCTCTGGCATCGTACTGAGCACGTTTACCAGCTCTGATATCAGCATACATCTGCTCCATAGATGCTAAAATCTTAGGATCGACTGCTAGTTTGTCTAGCTCACGTTCTAAGTTTTGCTCACCTATAAGCCTTTGAAACTCAGATCTAACCCTTGGGTTGTCAGTTAAATTTGTGCTATCAGGTGCATAGTATGTAGACATGCGTAAATCGTAACCACTATTAAACAAGAAGTTTCTACCGGGACTTTGATCTAAGCTGAGGCTAATAGGACTAACAGCATTGTAAGCTCTAGTCAAGAAGTCCCAATCTTTTAAAGGTTTACCGTTTAGCATATCATACTTAATAGGTAACTGGTTGTTTCCAGCTAAACGCTCTGTAATTAAGTTACGGTTACGTATGGACTGGTCAATACCAGACCCAATCTCACGCATATATGGTGTAAACAATCTACCCATTTCGTTACGCAAACCAGCAAGAGGTACAATGTTGTTACCTAGTCCAGCTACGATTCTATCAAACTGACCGGGGCGACCGGCGAATAAGTCAACAAATGACTGTATACCAGCTAAGTATGACTTACTTGTAATAGCTTGTGCAATAACCAATGAGATTTTTTGTAGTTCTGATTCTGTCCACTCTTCGCCCATAAGTTCACTTGCATCACCTACGTCAGCGATTGTAGACATAATTAGGTTGAATGGTTCAAAGTTATCATAACCAACACGTACAGCACCTAGCTTTATTGTTCTTGGCTCCCACTTACCATCTATCCACATCTGTCTTTTTGATCTATCTACTGGGCCGTTGCCATTAAGATCACCACGCATCCATGCCATAGCTGCCATAAATGTTACAGCAGAGCCTATAGCTAATCGGCCTGTTTGTAAAGCCTTTGCGTTAGCTAACTCTTCTGGCGTAAATATACCATACTTGGATACAGACTCTAAGTTATTAGGATTAGCAAATGCTATGTCGTTAAACTCTTTGACTAAGAAGTTAAAACCGGGTGTATACTTACCTGTCAATGCAAGACCGTTTACACCAGTTCTAGCAAACAAAAAGAAAGGTTTAGCTAGTGGTGTAGCTGTAAATACATCGTTTAGACCTTTTGCAAAGCCTGTAAGTTCTTGTGTAAGTGTAACTTCTTTACGTGCAAACGCAGTAGCTTCGTCTGATATATTACCAGCAGAGTCAAATACTTGTGAATAAAAATCATCTTCGTATGCCTGCATCAACTTTTTAGTAATCTGTGGTGTCTGTATGCCATTGCCTTGTAGCTCCATAACTCTACGCATAGCTTTCTCACGCATCTTAGCACGGCCAAGAATATATGCAAAAGCGTCGTCAGTTGCTGCCATAATCTTTGTAGAGTATGTCAGAAAGTTACTGTCATTTAGATTACGTGCTATGTTAGCGAGACGAAATGCAGCTGTATCTCCAGCTGTAGCTCTACCACTATCTTCTGCCCATCTACGTATAAGTTCCCAGTTCTGATCGCCACGGCTAAACTCAGAGAATCTAGTTTTGATTGTAGCTAGATCACCTTTCCAATATGAATTTAGTTTAGTTCTAAATAATGTAAAGGATTCTGGTATAGCTTCTATCATACCATTAATCGCTGCTAGGCTTGATCGTAGTGTAGCTGCATCACCATCAAACGGATAGCGTACAACAGCACCAAGAGCTGTAGATAACGGTCTTAAGAATGTAGCCGCAGATGTACCCATAATCGCTCTTATAGGAGTCTTAGGGCCACTTAGTACACTATTGGTCATAACACCCTCAAGCTCTCTTATAAGGGCTCCTGTACGGTCAATATCGTTTTTATTTAGTTTACCACCTTTGATAACTGTTCTTGCCCACTGGTCAAAATCTTCTAATGTATTTACATCATCCATAATAGAAAATGCTTCGATAATTGCATTGACCATATCATCATCTGCATTATCTTTAGAGATTTTAAGTATAGACATGATAGACTCTTTTGCATCAGCTATGTCAGCTTGTACTGCTTCGTCTATAGTTTTCTTTGTTTTCTTACCGGCTGCTAGTGCTCTAAATGAGTCAGACTTGACAAATCTAGCTTTCTTTGTTTGATACAGTGCAGTAAGCATAGTATCTACAATCTGTTTAGCTGGCCCATCTACATCTGTAATATCGACTAAATCAGATATTTCACGTGCAGCTATACCTGTATCTCTAAGCTGTTTCATCAAAGAACCTATAACTAAGTCAGCTATAACTACGTTCTTGGATGTCCATATTTCTTGACCATCTACTACATCGTTAGTTTCAAACAGCTCTTTTAGATATTCTTGTGGTGACATATCAACAGCATTTCTACCCTGAGTAATACGTTGATGACCCTCAATAGATTCTCTAAATGTAGCGGCAAGAGTTGCTCTGTTACCTTTTGCTTTCTCTAGTTCTTTTGCAAACTTGTCACTACTCATTAATGTTTTCATAATGCGTTCTACTGTCGCATCATCTGTAGCACCTTCTTGTGCAATACGCTCACGTTCTAGTGGTCTAGTTACGGAGCCAGTAGAACCCTCTTCTTGACCCCACTCTTTACGAGTTCTAGATAGCTGTTCACGAGCTACTTGTGGATCAACCTCGGATGTGTGTGCCCCTTGGTGCGGTTCAGCTAGTGGTGCATTTTTGTCAGCTCTAAACTCAGCTTCTCCTTGACGGAGCTGTGCAACCCCAGCTTCTACTGTCTGGTCTTTAATACTTTTATTACGCTTTGCAATCTGATCTACAACTTGAGTGCTGCCTTTTTTGAGTGCATATGCCATACCATCAAAGAATAGACCTATGCCCATACCTTCTACAATGTTTTTTATTTTCATTGTAACAGGAGAGTCAGTATCTCTTGTAGATATAATTGTATCAGCCCAACCGTATCTGTCACGTAACGCTCCTAGTGCGTTCTGTTCATCTGACTCTTTAGATATAAGGTCAGACGCAGCTCCAACAGCCAAGCCTCTTACAGCGTTAGCTTTTGTTAGTGCTACAAGTCCAGCTGGTATACTTATAATTCCAGTAGCTGCTGCACCTTTTGCTGCTAGCACTGTACCAGCTGCAAGAGATCCAAAATGTACTAAACCTCTTAGCTGTTTACCCCACCATGTTTTGGTTTCTATAGGGTTATCGTATGAGTCAAACGGTGTCCAATCTGGTTTATATGTACCAGTTGCTTCTCGTTGCTCTTGCATCTCACCTGATAATGCGTCAACTGTACGCTCAGGAAAGGTTGCGATAGAGGATGCAGTATCTTGTAAACCACCAGATAGAATGGACTGACCCTCTTTTATAAAAGCTTTAGCACCCCATGTTTCAGAGTTTCTAGGATCTTCTTGTTGTGCTAATGCTTGTTCTTCTTTTTCTTCAGCTTGTTGTTCGACTGCTTCTTGTTGAGTATCTTTTTCTTCAAGTTCTTTTAGATACTCTTCCATTTTATCAGCAGCCAGATCTAAGCTTTCACGATCTATATAGGAGTCGCTCATCTACCCTCTCTTGATTTTTTAACTGCTGGAACTTCTAATAGTTCCTCTATAGTTGTTGGTTCTTGTACTTTTTCTGGTACTAATTTACCTGATCTTAGTTCTTTCTTCTTACCTTCAGCTCTTAACTTATCTCTTCTTGCTTTTTCCTGTGCTTCTCTACCTTGTTTAGCTAGACGTTCTTTTTCAAGATCACTAATTAGTATCTTAGCAACTTCTTGGTCTAGGTTTTGAAACTGTGCAAAGTAATTATTTTCTAAATTAGGAAATGTTTTATTTAAAACTTGTATTTCTTCTAGAGTAAGTTTAAGAAGTTCACCAAACTTTTTTGTATCTTCTGTAATTGCACCACGTATCGCCTGTGATTTACGATTAGCGTTCATATTCATCAAACTTACGACAGCAAAACTTTGCCTATCTTCGTTGAATGGTTTATCGTAATCTATCAATCCAAGTCTATCTAAGTCAAGAATCATGTCAGTTGATAAATTATACATACCAAAGTTATCTGATCCTCTTTTAGCTAGATTAACAAGTTGGCGACCATTAATATTATTTAGATTTTGCCTAACAGAAGTGTTACCATTACGATTAAATTCAAACTGGTTAGCACTTTGGCCACCCCGTTTCTCAGATAGCATAGTTAACCAGTCTGCAAAGGCTTTCTGTTCCCCTGCACGCAGATTACGAAACGCTTTCTGCTCACTAGGAAAGGTCTTCATATCATTTTCTTTTCTGAAGTCCTGTAGTATCTTCGCGTAAGGATCGGTTAGTCTAGTCTTAGGATCATATAGACCTAAAGTAGCAGCACGATCATATATAGCTTCTGCACCACTTAATATTCTAAATTTACCGTTACCATCAGGCACACGAATACGTAAAGCTTTATAGTATCCTTCTAGCTCAGTATGTCTGCTACCACCACTATCAACATAATCAAATAGCTTATCTACTGGTTCAGTCTTAAATGCTTCTTTCTTTTTAAATAACTCAGGATTTTTCTTAAGCTCTCTGCGTAATGCTATTACATCACCTACACCAGCATCAGTTAATTTTGTTCTTTCCTTCGCTTTTGCTACATACTTGTCATAGTTCGCTTTTAACTTATCAAGTATAGTATCTCTGTATTCTTCATATGTTTGAGTTCCACGACCTTGAGCTACCTCAAAAAGATCTACGTTTTTATTATCTGGCCCGTTAAACATTTCTCTGTAATCAGCTTTCATTAATTCTGATACACGCTTATCAAGCCTAGAAAACCTAGTTTTATCTCCTTGTAATTCTTCTTCGTCAGTAATAATTGTGTCTATAAAATCATCTGCGATATTATGTTTGTCTGCATACTTGCTAGCAGTCATTACATTTTTATCTAAAGCACCACCTGTATGTGTTTCTTTTAGACCACTTAGTAAGAGTTTTGGTATCTCAGTTTGACCGGGTATATAGAATGGCTGTTGTGTAAAATCATTTATGAGTCCACCTATTTGTGAATCTTCTAATCCAATAATGCCTCTTTTCTTGTTTTCTTGAATTAGTGGTATAACATTCTTGTTTATAAAATTATTTGATTCTATAATGTTTTGTGCATTTTGATTATTTACAGCTTCTTTTTCTACATCTGTAATAATCTTAGATAGCCTGTTAATTCTACCCTGTACTCTTGCAGCAAAAGCTGTACCCTCAGTCTGTTTTTCCAGATATGCTTCATAGTTATCAAACTTATTACCATTCTGGTCATAGTACTCTAAGTTCTGGTATATCTCTCTAGCTTCCATCGGTAGTATTTCACCGTCTTTGACTAGCTGTCCGATACGATCATAGACATAATCTGTTGCCTTTGCTCTATCACCGTTAAATCTTTCTTCTGCTACCTGATGAATAACACCTTTATCTGCATAGAATGTAGTATCACTTTTTACACCATCTTTGGTAAGTATACTTGCACCCTTAACACTTTCAATAATTCTATTGTCAAGTATCTTTTCTTGATCTGATAAAACCTTTTCTCGTAAGTTTGCACTCCAACCTCTGCGTTGTACTTCTATTTCTTTTAACAACTGTGGTGCTACATCTTTAATAAATAAACGTTGGAATCTAGGATCAGTAGGATCTCTACCAGCTTCTAGCTCATTAAATGCAGCGGTTCTAACAAAAGATAGTAATGCTTTTTGTGCTTGTTCTATAAACTCACCGTTGGTAGTAGAGTCTAAAGTACCATTACTATTTATAACGTCAACCAGTGCACCTATACGTTCTAGATAGAACTTGTTGTTTTTTCTAATAGGGCCATCTAGCTCTTCTTCAGAGATAATACCCTGTACTAACTCTAACTTTTCTTGTTGATCTATGTCATCAAAAAATATACCACCCTTAGCCTTAGCTTCGGATAACTGGTATTCGTTTCTTGCTGTGTTAAACTCTTCTTGTGATGATCCAAATGTATCAATAATAGAATCAGTTAGACTTTGACTTATTTCTTCAGCTTCTTGAGCTTTACGCTGTTTTGCAATCTGACCAACATTACCTATAATGTCTGAGATTAGGTTGAGTCGCTTATCTAGCTTACTAGCTGCTAACTCTTCGAGTTCGACCATCTGGTCAAAGAACTGCTTTGTGTCTCTGATGTTGTCATCTATCTGCTTATTGACTGATTCAGTCATGTCAGCTTCTGTATTTAAGTAATTAGTGTTACTTATATCAGGAACTTGATCTCGTGGCGTACCAACGACGTTCTGGAATGATGATGTCATAATTTACCAGTTATTTTTAATATTTGTAATACCACTGGCCATGCCAATAACTTGGCTAGCTATTCCTAATGCACCTGTTAATCTATCCGTAGGCGGCATCATTACAGGAGCTCCATATGCAGCTGGTATGCCTAGCTTTTCTCTAGCTCTGGCGTTTGCGGCTTGAAACTTACGTGTAGCTCCAGTTCGAGCATAAGCTAAGTTTCTACCAAAGTTATTTGCTGTTATATTTTCTATCTCTCCTTGTTGTCTCAGCAAGTTTCTGTACTGAGCTTTACCAAATCTGCGACCTCTACCGCCTTCATTTACTTTTTTACCAGCAAAGTATTTGGCAGCAAGTGCTTGGTTTCTAAGACGACCCTTACCTTGAGTATATACAGCTCTAACATAAGCGTCACTAAGGTCACGACTGTAACCTACAACATTTCTATTTTGGGCTCTTTGTAAGCTGGTTTCTTTGTTGAAGAATTGTAGTTTCTTCTGTGCAAACACAGCATCTTTTTCACGAGCCCGTTGCTGGGCAGCTCTTCTGGCTCCAGCATTAGCATCTACGCACACGGCAAAATTCTATAAAAGGTATACTATTTGGCCCATGCTCATACTTACGTAAGAACTTGAAGCCTAGAAACTTTAACAATCTAAGATGTGCTTTGTTTCTACTATCAACTATATTCCAAAGGAGAGACTCAGGACGGCTATCGACATACCGTTTGGCCTCTCTTGCAAATGTAATTGGGTATCGGTGTATATCAGGAGTGCAAAGCATCCATATATCACCTTCTTCTCCTACTCCGGCCATGCCAGCAGTCTTGCCGTCAGGCACTGTGAAATACACGTAGGATGGGTTCTGAGTCATTAGAATTGGAAGATCGGTAGGATCTATCCCATGACCCTCTACGACCTCTCTGAGGTCATCTGGACGGAGGTTAGAGGCCACTTCTGTAGCAGCCTCCACTGTGATTGGGTGTATGTAATTAGACACGTTGATAAAATCTAGGTGAATAGTCACCCTCCCAAGATAACGCACGTAGCGTAGCTGGGGCTGGGTGGGTTGATTTAAGTGTTATCTCAACGTTTGTGTTCTTTTCGTAGACTGGGACAGTCTTGATAAACTCTTCGAGATATGGAGCATCAGAGACTTGATACTCGTCGAGCTCTGTTGATTCGTATATTTCTGTGTAATCATTCTTTCCTATACGTTTCAATGTAGTTTCATAAAGTCCTATCTTACCAAAATGTAGTTTGATTCGATGTAATACTAATGAAGAGTTTACATCTGACTCAGGCTTATTGTCTGCCATTTTCATTGGATAGAATGTAGGAAACTTTATTTCGTAGTCATATATGTAACCTATTGTAAGAGTTACACCTGACCAATCGCCCGGTAAGGTAAAGCTTGTACCTGATACCGTAGCTTTTGCATACCGACCAACTCGTGCTGATGCGGTGTTTGTGTCAATCACTACTAAGTCGTAGTTAGGTGTTGTAACTGTATTCAGCCAGCCCACACCACTGAAGGTTGTGGTGTTTGTAGTTGAGTTAAAGCTGCCACCGCTAACAGTAGTATGATTATCCACATGAAGTAAGAAGTCGACATTGTCTTGTACTATAGAAGGGTCTTCTGTTGTTTGTACTAATCTTATTTTTTGTAAGTAGTAGTCACTATCTAAAAAATAGTATTCATCATCTATAATAAAATGATATACTATAGGATTGTTCAGTTTCCATTTAAACCATGCTGCTTGCTGCCTTTTGTCAGCAATATTTAAGTACTTATATCCATATACTGTACAGTCAGTTGCACCAGATTTAGCAAGCAGTATCATACCATTCTCTCTAGAATTGGTCAATAAATCTATATCTTGTGGTAGTAATGTAGGTACAATCTTACTAACTTCTACAACCACAGGCTCGCCTTCTCTAGCTATGTTTGCCATCTCGTTGAAGCGACTAAACTTACCAGAGTTGTCAACATAACCAATAGTTGTACCTAATGAGATAGGTGCAATATCTTTATTGTAATTAAATGTAGATATACTGCGTAACTTAGCAGTATCAGGATTTAAAACTGTATCATCTGATGCAAGTAGGAATTGTTGGTTTGTGCTAAATACTACCAAACCAGTGTTGATAGCTATACCATCAAACAATTCTGATGGAAATGTAGATGCAGCAGATATATCAATAGGATCTGATGATGATATAGTTAAAGCTGATTCACTGAAAAAGTCAGGCTCACCTAATGAACCGGGTCTAGATGTAATAACATTCTCTCCTGATAAAAATACTAATCTATTACGAAAGAATAATACTTTGTTTATACGCTTGTTTACGAAAGACGGTAGTGGATTAGTAAGCTCATCACCTATCAGTCTATCAGCATATGTAAACTGTTTGATTGTAAAGGTAGCTACCTCACTAGATGTACCGGGGTTTGTTAGTGCTGTTCTCTGAATAACCAAAGGCATATTAGTAAGAGTCTTTGGTATACCGGGTTTTGCACACTCAGACCAAGAGCCTGATCCATCTCTATTGTTTTCTCCATCAAATCGTACATAGTAGTCATCTTCCTCTGCCATACGAGAGTTAGATACTTTGACTATATAACCATGTTTACATTGGTTTGGCAGCCTAGTTACATCGTTTACAGAGCTTTGCATAACCCTCATCAGGTCGTCTTCTACTACCTCTACGTTAAATGGATTACTGCTAGATAGATACATACCTGTACCTATGACTGTACCAGTAATACCTGTTGGTAACTCAGCTAGTATACCACCAAGAATAGTATCAGCAGTAACAGCTGTATCAGCGTCAAATGGTGTAGGTTCTGGACGTATACGACCATCGCCTGCACCAGATAATGTAGATTTTACTGATGTGCTTTCGTGCTCTTCAACTCTTACGGTGTAATTAGCACCCTCCATAGTTACGGTAGTCGTGTCACCTGTAGTCCAACCTTCACCACCATGTAGTAAAACTATTTCTACATTATAACTACATCTATAGTTATTACCACCCGGCCCGTTAGAGTTAGCACTATAGTTAGGACTAACACCTTGCTGACCTAGAGCAGTTATTCTAAATATGAGATTTTTTTTACTACCACTGTCCACACTAAAAACTTCTGTACCAATACTAGGACAGTGTCCAGTACCATCACTTTCATCAAGTGTATGACTTTGAACTTTTATACGTGTAGCTCTGGTAAACGCAGTTGCAGTGTCACTGTTGTATAGGTTGATTCCATACTGCCTTCCATTTTCTGTACGTAATAGTTCTAAAAATGCGAAGTGAGCATCTGGTGTAGCATCTGTAGTTCCCGTTGTCCCAACGAGAGTGTTAGCATTAGAACTATCACGACTATTAACAAAGGTGGTATCGTTAATTGTAAGGAACTGGAGGTTTTCTGGGTCACTTGTTGCTAAATAGTTTTGTATTGCTGTCTGTCCACCTGTTCCATATACTATGGTTTGTGCAGCTCCAGCGTTGTCTCCGTCAGCTTTCCACATTCTAAGCTGCCCATCTGCTGCAACTTGTCCTATGTAAGAGCCTTCGTTATCGTCACGATAGTAATGAAAGTACGCACCACCACTCTGAACATTAGCTAAAGCATCAGTTCCTATTCTTGCTGCACCCGGTCTTTTAAATAGACCTTTGGTTACATCTGGTATTGCGTTAATAGATTCTACTACCTGACCCGGAAATTTTAGGTTGTCAGGCTGTTCTGATATGCCTGCTGAATATTGTGGAATGGTTTGTGTTACGCCTGCCATTATCGTCTAAGGTTTCTAAATGGTTGATATGTTTGATATGCAGTGCCTTCTGGGAATCCCATCATGCTGTGATCTCCTTGATTGCACTCATACTCTTGTAGTGCTGCTCTCGCTTGCTGCTCCTGTACTCCTAGTAATTTTACTAAACCGGGGTTTGCAACGAGTTGAGTAGCTGCGATTCTAGATGCTCTGTATATAATGAAGCGTCTAAAAGGAATAGGTAGATCTTCAAATTGATAAAGTCTAACGACATCAAGATCTATGTCCCCATCAAACTCATCTGTATGATCTGTCTTGTCATACAAAAATCCATTACGACGTACGAGGTCATGGTGTCTACGAGCTTGATTATCGTGTAGATCCATAGAAATTATATCAGCACTTATTGCAATCTTCTTGTTTGTATCTGGTGTAAACTTTACATGATACTCTGTATTGAAATGCCAGCCTTCTGTCTGTGTATCTACGTTTGCATCACGTAATAAATTGAATATAAACGATACTTCTGGATTATCGAAGTTAAGATCAGTTAAAGGTGCTTGTCCGATAGCTCCCAGTATAGAGTTCACTGCGGATAGTTCGGTATCGGTGTCAATAGTTGTGGT